CATGCGCTGTTGCAGCACTAGCCACGTTAGCTTCGTGTTTAGCACGAAAATCAATAGTAATAAGAAGTTGTCGAATAGTTTTAACAGGGGTTCTTAAGAATCTGTGTGCCGGGTAGTCGGCACCTATGTATGAACCCCTAATTACTAAATAGATCTCCTCCCAATTAGTATCCGGTTGACTTAATATATGGCGGAGATCTACTATTACTTTGTCTAAGTCGAACTTTTCACTTTGGGAGTCGTCGTAGGCGGGGTGTCCTTTCCCCCCTGCTCCCCCGAGGTAGGCCAGCCGTCACGTTCCCAAAGAACAAATGCACGCATAGCGGTAAGCATACCGCGATGTATCTTATCGGTCTGTGCCGCAGTCCAATCAGGCGTCTTGATGTATTCGTCGGAGCCAGGCAGTTTGACTTCACCTCGCAACTGCATCAACACTGTACCATATTGACACAATATTTCTATATCATCTGTAGCTTGTTCGCTGAGGGCTGCCAGTTCGGGCAGGTATTTATAGACCAATTCCTCGTTTTTAGGTTCTGACGCCTGAGCTAGTACATCGAGAGCCTCTTTAGCAGAGATCCCTTCTTGCCTAGAGATCTTCCTAGCTAACTCCATTGAGGCTAACTGAGTAGTGGCTGAAGCTTTGTCTATAGCACTAATAGCCTTAAGTTCTCCAGGGGTAAGGTCGTGAAAGATCGGGAATCGGAATGGGCCGATGTTGTGGTATTCATCAGTAGTGAACAACAGATCAGTGTATTCAGTCATGGTGGATAGGTAGCTCTATATCCCAAGCCCGTGTGGGGGTTGGGCGATGGAGCAGATCGAAGGGGAGGGATACGCTCAGCTTAGCATCACCATCAGCAAGTTGCACGATCTCCGATTGAATCAGGGGCTCTACATACAGGGCTCCCACATGGATCGAAGTAGAGTTTATAGTGCAATCAATTGCGAAAATAGTACAGATGGGATCTAGTAGAAGTTCATGGGTACTAGGGCTAGCCATAAATAGCGGGGTAAAATAAAAACCCCCGAGGTCGGGGGCGGAGAAGCAGCAGAGCCGCCTCGATCAAGCGGTGCGGAAGCTGGTGGAAAACCCGCCCAAGGCCCGCCTGGTGCCGGTAGCACTGGCAGCACCGCTGTTGTCTACAGCCTGGGTCACGGCGCCGTCGCGCACGGTGAATTTGAAGTTGGTAGCTGCAGGCAGGGACGCCGTGGGCGTGATGGTGGCCACTGCCGTGGTGGAGTTGTAGGCCACGGCGGCTGGGATCTGGACACCGGTCGAGGCCAACTCCAGGCGGAACCCGGATCCATCGGCCTGCCCCAGGCTGGTTTGGGTCAGGGCCAGGGTGCCGTTGGAAGTGAACGTCACCGTCAGCGGAGCTGAGACCACAATGGCCGTGGCATTGTCGGCAGGGACCGGAGCGTACCTACGAGTGCCGGTTGACAAAGTGGCGTTAAATGTCTGCAGCAAGCCGGTCTGCAGCGACCCGTAGCTCAACGGTGTAGAGCCTGCATCGTAAAGACCGCTGATGACTTCGCCTCGACCAATAAGGTCGTATGTAAGGTTTGTTAGGTTCTGCGGATCTACCCCTGGTTTGAGGTTCTGGACAGAACAATTAACCCCAGTAAAGCTGTAGATGTAGTTTCCGGTAGTACCATTGGCTTGGCCGAGATCTTGCAAGATCTCCAGGTAGATTTCACTGTCGGCTGTCTGAGAGGCTAGTTCGATAATTCGGTAGCCTTCTTCGTAGGCACCACGGAAGGATGGGACATTAGAACCTGCGGAGAACTCCATGTCCTTCATAAGGAAGGATGTGATGGAGGCTTGCCAGCCAGCACCGGTCTTTCGGCTGTCTTCCCACCCACCGTCGCCGATCAGGCGGAATTTTTGGTCTTTATCGGATTTTGACCAGTTGAGGTTCTGGATCCCCTGAATCTCTGTGTAAGATACACCAGTATCCAGAGTAGGCAGGGTTACAAAGCCAGCACTGTTACGAGTACCGAAATAACGGGCACCCGGTGGTAGAGCAACACACCGAACAATAGTTTCATTTGCATTGTGAAAGCTCTGGCCCACGGCGTAGGTGAATGGCATGACTTAAACCTTTAGAAAGGGCGGAGGATCGAATTGAGGGAAGTGCCGCGAAAACGGACGGTCAGAGCTTCCAGGGCCACGTCAGACCCGGAGTTATACCGAAGGTTAGCTGTGGGAAAAAGCCTTGCCATGCGGGATTGGACTTCCTTAAGGGTCACCGTTTGTCTAGTGGTGTCGTCGAATCCGTAATTGGTGAAGATGACTTTCCAAGTAGATACTAGAATTATCTGACCTATACCTGGGGTAACGCTTTGTTCGGGGACTTCTTCGATAATACATTGAATGCCTGAAGGCTTCCAGGATGAGGGTACTTGATCTTTACCTTCAGAGAAAATACATGGTATTTTCTGCCCAGTTTTTAGCGTGTAGTAGCCTGGCCACTGGCTGTCAGGTTTAAGCGTGATGTTGTCTGTTAAAAAATATTCTAACACAACTCTCTCTATCGGGTAGCGTATGTCAGAGGGTTCGGGCACGTAAGTGCTGGTGGGTAGCGTCATAAGGATTTCTGAGCTTTTAGGTTTTTAGCTAATAATTGAGCATACATGGCGGGGAGTTCTGTGATAGGGTCGCGGGTCCAGGGCCGTCCGGGGAAACGAACGCCCTCGGGGGAAGTGCCACCTTCATGGACTTCGGTAGAGTAATCAGCTTCCCAGGTTATTTCAAACCCTCCGTTGGGCAATAGGCGTAATACCGCGCTGTCTCTTAGCCGTCCTGTGGATACAATGTCTCTAATTTTCGGATTAGTCGGATAAGCCCATTCAGGGGACTCGATTTCTTGACGACACCTTTCGTTGAACCACTCCCCGAGTTCGACTATTGTTCTTGCTTGCGCTGCTTCAAAATCATCGGCAATGGATCGGTGGTTATTGGTTACCATTATCCACCTCCGGTTACTCTGAATATGCCAGATATGGGCTGCTTAAGATCGGGGAATGAAGCTGCAGGCATGCTAAGATCAATAACGAGTTCAAAACGACCTTTTACCCCGTTGTGGGTAGCTAATGCTTGCGATCCATTTACAATACGTGGATCTAGCGTGCTCGGGGAGAGCAACCGCCCAGATACGTTGTAAGTGGTTTGATCCGTACCTGAAGATGTCTTCCAATTAGGCTGTTGAATTTTAAGATAAGCTAGATATTCTATTGTAATTTCGCCGTAGGTATAGTTACCTGTGGCCTGGTCTATGTTAAGTGTAGTGTTCGGGACTTTGAATATAAGTTCAGTATTGCCCCATGGAGCGAAAGCTGATATTAGCGCGGGAGCTATACTCATTACTTTACTGTTTAAGGGCGTTTGCTAATGCGGCTGCGGTTGTGTCCATAGTGCTACAATTGCGTAAGCGCTCTAGTTCTGGATTGAGTTCTGCCCGTACTGCTGCAGCAACTTCCCCAGCCGCTATAGTAGTTTGTGAAGCGTTGTCAATAGTACCACCAGTGATAGTACGACTGGTGTGGGTCCATACTTGGGCCGCTGTGAGTGTCGAACGCCCTGATAGCATACCTCCCGCACGTTCCATATCTGCACGGATAGCTGCTACTAGAGCGACTTGATCGACACTGCTATTACCTATAGCTCCGACGATCGCGTTCAATATAGCTTGCCCATCGCTCTCGTTTAGGATGCTTTGTTCCACTGCCGTAGCTATAGCTTGACGCTCAGCAGAGGTTAAGGAGTATCCGGTTTTATCTACACTACCTCCGGTTACAGTGCGGCTAGGGGTGCTCCACACTGCGGAGGCTATTTCTGAAGTAGCAGGGAATGAAGGCTGGCTTGTAAGCGTTGTAGTGGTGTCCGTCAGGGTAACGCGAGCCAGGGTGCCCGAAGGGGCCAGTCTGGACGATACGGGAGTGTCGAGCCGTGCCAGTTCGACACTCAGCTCAGTGCGAATTGCGGCGGTTGTTGGTGCCGCTGAATAGCTGGCAGAGGCCAGCCGGGTGGAAGTAGCAACATCAAGCCGCGCTAATTCAGTGCTCAGCTCCGCACGCACGCCTCCGGCGGTAAGTGTGGACCTACCGGCCAACATTCCGCCACTACGCTCCAGGTCGGCGCGGATTGCAGCAATTAGAGCAATTTGATCGACATTTGCATTGCCTATTGCGCCAACTATTGCATTTAGGATGGCTTGCCCATCGGTTTCATTGAGAATGCTTTGCTCTACTGCAGTGGCGATGGCTTGACGCTCGGCAGAAGTTAGTGAATACCCTGCCTTGTCTAAGATGGTATTTACGGTGCCACCTGTGATGGTGCGACCAGTGTTAGACCACACAGCAGTTGCCACGTCTGTAGCCGTAGGGGCACTGCTACTCGTAAGGGTTCTTGTCACTGCACCCCATACAGCCGTCGCAATGTCAATAGCAGAGGGAATGGTGTTGGTAATAGTTCGAGTTGCTGCACTCCAAACAGCAACGGCAATGTCAGAAGCAGTCGGGACCGAAGGGAACGCGGTGGTCAGTGTGCGCGTTGCTGTAGACCACACTTCAGTGGCTATTTCGGCAGCCGTTGGAGAACTACCTCCTCCACCGCCACCACTGGTGAGAGTTCTGGTGATATGGCTCCAAACCGCTGCAGGAATCCCTGCAAATTGTGTGTCCAGATTGGCACTTCCCATGCCTAAGGCTGCGCGTAAACTACCTCCGTCTAGGATTGCAGTGCCGGTAGCCTGGCCTACCGCAACACCAAACGCAACAGACCCCGTTGCTGGCCTGGCGGACGTGCCGGTAAATTCAGAGTTTGGTCCGTAGACAGTCCCCAGTACAACATTGGATTGCAATGGATAACCACCCACTGGATAATTGTTTGCCGTGTACCAAGACACCTTGGTAGTGAAGTTGAAGTTTGGCACTTCCATAGACGATGCTGGGTTTCCTGCCGTGGCTCCCCACTTGACAGCCAGATTAGAATTTATATTGCCAGTGGCGCCCGTCAGGAATGGACCCGAAAGGCGGGTGACTTGATTTATAGAGCCAGGGCCAATCGCCGGCTGAGTTGCACTCGACTGGCACTGACCGTTTATGGTCAAAGTTGAGGATGACGCATTTTCCACTCCGGGAGATCGCGCAGTATTTGAAAATACTGTTGACGCTCCACCCGTTACGCTGCCATTGATAGTTACATTAGCTGAAGCCGCAGTAATGTACGCTCCGGCAGTAATCCCAGTATTGGTTGTGCCCCCTACGATAGAGCCGGTGTGGTTCCAGGTGCCGTTGCCTGACACGAACACGCCCGCAGCAGTGCCGTTTCCGACGACGTTGGAAGGTCCAGTAACTGTTCCTATCGTGTTAAGCACTCCGACCCCAGTTAGGGCCACCACACCAAAGCCCGTGGATGTTTGACCGGTGCTGCCATTAAGGTTTGACGTTACGGTTAAAACTCCACTGCCTGAGTGGTTTATGAGAATCCCAGCCGTTGCTGGGATGTTTGCTGACGGTCCCGAAACGCTGGCTGACTGCCCCAACGCCAATGACGCTGTAGTGACGACGGGATTGTTTGCGGAGCCCAGCAACCCGTTTGCGTTTGTGAAAGTTACGTTGCCACCATTAAGCAACGGAAAAGAACCACCTGCTACTGCGCCGCCACCAGCGGCGTTGCTTAGTGCTTGTACGATGATAGCCGTGCTAATTGGCGGCGCAAACCCGTTTGAAGATGCAACGTCATTAGGGCCTGGGACTACGTTGCCAAACCATGTGAGAGGGGACTCAAACGCGGTAGACGCTATTGCTCGAATGTCAGCCATTACTCAGACATCCCCGCTTTTTTATTAAGCAATCTTTGAGAAATAAACTCCAAGGTTGCAAGAAATTCCGCCATCGGCATATCACCCGTCGCTGCTGCGAGCTGTGCGTCAGGGTAAATTATTGGAGGTATCGTTAAGCTGCTTAACCCAGGAGGTAGCAGCAGTACCTCGGGACCGGTTTCGGTATCGCGGTACGGCCACAAACTTGCGTTTACTCCAAGTTTCATCCTTCCATCACTAACGTATGTACTCATAGCTAAATCAAAGCCTAAGTTAGCAAACGTTGCGCCGCTGACGACTACGGGTTGTGGGTTGATAATTGCCATAATGGCCTAGCTCAAGAGTAGGGTAGTGAGGCGTAGTTAACCCAAGCCCCAGATGCAGTAGCCCGAGTTTGTAGCACGCCCGCACTATTGAAAACATAACGGACAATTGTCCAACCTAAGGAGGACTCATCAGTGCCGCCTGGAGCTGTACCAAAATAACTAGTTGTCGCTGTGTTAGCCGTGCGCGACTCGTTAGGTAATAAACTAGGAGGGGGTGGTAGAGTCGGTTCATAGTCCACGACCTCACTGATAGAGTCAAAACTAGCAAAACCTATTACCGCTATCGAGTCTCTAAGTCTTTTGTACTCTTGTCCGTAATGAGTGGAGTCTAAACCTACAGCAAGCGCGGCCCCCGAGGGCGCTCCTATTTGAGATCCGATTTGAATAATGCGGGTTGCGAGTAAATGTGCTGATAAATAGGCAATGCCATCTACGCGGAACCCACTGTTACCCCATACAGAAGCTGGAGTTTGACGTTCAGCTTGTAAAATTATTGGATTTATTACTGCAGGCTGTTGTTCAGCGAACTCGGGGAACCTCTGCTGAAGCTCCGCTGCAGTAATCACAGCCATTGGCTTAGTTGCCTCCGGTTAAAGTATCAATACGTTTTTGAATAGCAGTGCGGACAGGCACGCGCTGGTCTTTCTCCAGCCAGGCTGCTAGACACTGGAGATCATGAGTGGCTGTAATGACTTTCGTTGCATCTGGTAGTTTGAGATCAGCAATGGAGACCTCATCAGGAACTTTCAGGTCCGTCTCGCTGAGGAGTTCTTTGACCTCATTGCTTTCCATGACGCGGAGGGCGCCTAACTCCAAAAGACGGAGTGCATGGGGTCCGTGCGTTCCTGCTTTGATACTCTCCCAGTCGTCCTCGGGGATATTATTGATCCCTTCGCGGATAGTCACACGAGTGGATTCCCCCGTTTCCTTAGAGATCGTGGTATAGGTAATAGAACACCCATCCATAGGGGGGTTCTCCAGTGCAGGGCTGTAGAAAATGTTGACTCGATCTTGGCTCATGGGGAGATTTATGTAGGGGCCGCTGGTAGCTTATCAGGCTTTCTCCATCACCATGACGGAACGGGGGAAGTAGATGGCTACCCCACCGTGGCGGGCGTGCGCAGGCACGGTGTATTCCAGGCCCTGGAGTTGAGGAGGGAAAAACTCCAGTGGCTGGGGGAGGTGCATCTCCAGCTTGTCCGGGTTACGCTCATAGGTGATGATCCGGTCTTTAGACAAGAACCCGCCGGATTTAGAGGCAGTAAGCTCATTGATGGGTTCAATGTCCTTAATAACCTCGTTGGTATCGAGGAAAAACTCCATGACAGTGGTGTCCGAAGCCGTCCCGAGCTTCATTGTGGAGATCTTTCGGAACACATTGTACGGAACCAACATGGTGTCTGGTTGTTCTTTCATGTTGCTGTTCTCGACGATCCGGGTTACCGGTTCATTGAGGAGTTCGAGAACTTCATCGGCGGTGATGCCGGACGTGTCGAACCACTTATCAGGTACGATCTTGTCGAGTTGATCGGAGTTGAAGAAGCCGCGAAGGCCGGCAGCAGGATCTCCGAAGTAGGAAATGCGCTGCATAGTTTCTTCATAGACGCGACGCACAGCGTTAGCGCGGCGTTGCTCCAGGTTTGTATTGGGCACTTCAGCCGCAGCCCGCAGCTCCTGGACGGTGTAGCCGAAGCTTGAACCGTAGGATTCAACCTTGTGGGTTACTTCCTTACGGAACACATCAGCGCGGGGGAGATCCTTCGCCTTATCGGCAATTCGCCGCATGGAGCCTTTTTGGTCGTAGATTCTATATGTGTAGGAATCCTTGCCGTTAGACACCTCACTGTTAATGGGGAGTACACTAGCGTATTTGATGTCGGCATACTCGACTTCAAAAGCCCTAGTGATGATATGCTCCAGTTCCCTCGCGAGGAAGAAACCGTGGTTGTCGAGGCGTTGGTTGGACATGGTCAGAGCCTCTCGCGAGGGGAAATAGAAGGAGGGGGAGTAAGTAGTGGGAGACCTGTGATGGTCAGGGATTAGGTGTCGGCGGTGAAGGTCGCGGCGGCCATCTCGATCTCCAAGACAGCCAGGCCAGCCCCGGTGGTCTTGGTGATCCAGCGGGCACCGTTGGTGAACAGGGTCGTCCGGGTGCCGGAGGCTGTTTTGCAGAACCTTCCCAGGAATGCCCCGGCCACGGTGCCGGAGTGGTCGGTATCCCAGAACCTGACAGCATCCGTCAGGGCCACGGCCTCGGTGACGTAGACCCAGATTTGGCCCCGGCGGATGACATTGAGAGACTTCCGGTTGGGGTAGCCAGGGCGGCCATCAGCGGCCAGGTTGGTCCCTGGGATCCCGGTCGATAGGTAGCTGGCATTGCCGGAGGCGACCCCTTCGAATGTGAAGGAATCCGCCAGGATGCCGAAGTTGCCGGTGACCCCGGTGGAGAGGGTCATGGCGTTATCATCTCGACCGCCGGCTGTGTCTACCTGAACCAAGGCCCCGAAGGGTAGCGCCGCGCTGGTCTGATTGATCCCGGTGAAAGAGTCGTAAGAGTTGAGATTGGCCAGCATCCCTTCATGGGCACCAGCGGAAGTCAGGGGGTATGAACCTTGAACCCCGATAGGGGAGGTTACTGTGGTTGGGGTGAAAGTTACAGGCATGGCCGGAGGTGTGAGTAGAGGGGATTAGCCTTTAATAGAAAGAAAGAGTCATCGCCTCTTAGAAGCAGTCAGCGGTTTCTGCCAACTATTGTTGGTTTTCTGCTTGTAGCTATCGGAGGATGCTGCAGCATCGCGCCGTTGGACACCGCGAAGGGCCGTGCGCAGCTTGCCGGTGGAATCGGCAGCATCGGTTCGGGGAGCTGGTTCGGCCTCGGGGGGATCTTCGGCATCAAGCGTGGCCAGGGCCCCCTCAACCCGGCCCCTCATTTGGGCGACTTCCATCTCCTCATCTGGGGCTTCACCGAAAATATTTTCGTAGGCTTGGATGTACAACTGATCGGCCTCGATGCCGTCGAAGACGAAGTCGTCTTCAAAGGCGGGTGCTAAGAGTTGGAGAGTGTCGAGGCGGGCGGCTACCAAGGTGTCCAACCGGGAAGCTGGGATCTGAGCGAGAACCGCGTCGATGTTGTCTTCGTCGAGGTGAATCTCACTGGGTTCCCCGGTATCAATCGTGGCCTGAAGCCCATCGGCGCGACCCTCGGCAGCCTCCTTTTCAGCTTCCAGGTCAGAAAAATCACTCTGCAGGGTATCTAGCTTTTCCTGCAGAGTGGAATTAGCAGTGCGCAGTTCAGTGAGGGCCTTGCTGGAATCCCTCACATAGGCTTGCACCAGCGGAGCATATTCAGGGGCAACCTCAACATCGACTCCATCGAGATTGATACGGGCCATAACGGGGTTCGCGGGGGGTACGGGCTCGGGGGAAT